GCTAGAATTTTTAAAAAATTATCAAGAAAAACAAAAGATTATATTAAACAATTAACAAATGTGTCACCAAATTTAGAATTTTTAGAGTTAAACTTACAAATTCAAGAAAACGCAAATATTTATAAATTGAACGACAAAATAAAGAATATCATAACTGAACAAAAAGAAATGAAATCTAAAATGTTAGTTGAAAAAGAATTAATAAATAATAGATTTGATTTTGTCGTTGAGTCTTTAATAGAAAGAGATGATGTTGGAAATAAAACATTTCTTTTAGAATTGCAATTAGAAAAAAGAAAATTAATTAAATCAGGATACGATAGTTTAATGGTTCAAGATTCCTTTTTGGATATCGTGAATACATTTTTATAAAAAATATTGTGTATGTTGTCACAATCAAATAAAAACAACAAGAAGTCTAATTAAAAAAAGATTTCATAAACTTTTAAAGAAAAGGGGGTGTTTCGTATCTAAGGAAGGTGTCCGAGAGGACACCTTTTCTTATATGGACTATTTATCAGTATGGAGTTTTTTATTCGAAAAAATGCAACTTTACCCGTTTTAAGTCTTGATATTTTTAAAGATGGTAGAACAAGTTATAATCTAAAAGATGATTTATTAAGCGGTGCAACCATTTTTTTTTCTATGGTAAATGTTGAAACAAACGTTTATAAGGTTGCAAGAGGTACTTGCATTTATGACTCTACTGAAAAAACGGTATATTACCAATTTACAAAAAGAAACACATCGGATACTGGTAGATTTGAGGGTTCGTTTTTTATAACAAATAGTCAAGGATTGATAGAAATACCATTAAAAGAAAGATTATATGTTAATATAACAGAATCAATATCTGATATCAATTTTTGTTGTCGATAAATAATGTTGAAGAAAAAATACATAGATTTAATTGTAAACCGTGGTCGAACAATACAGTTTTTAGGCCTATCAAGTGGTTCATCCGTGAATCTTTTGGGTGTGGATGAAAATGGAAATACAATATTAACTTCAGGTGGTGGAGGTGGTAGTGGTACATCAGGCACTAACGGCACAAGCGGTACAAATGGTACTTCAGGAACAAATGGGTCTAGTGGTATAAACGGGACTAATGGTTCAAGTGGTTCATCTGGAACTAGTGGAAGTTCAGGTACTAATGGTACAAATGGAAGTAGTGGAACCTCGGGAAGTAGTGGGTTAAATGGGACTAATGGTTCATCCGGTACGGACGGAACTAGCGGTACAAATGGGGCTAATGGAAGTTCAGGTACATCAGGGTCTTCTGGTACGGACGGAACATCAGGAAGTGGTGGTGCAGATGGAACATCAGGTAGTAGTGGTACAAATGGAACCAATGGTAGTTCAGGTTCGAGTGGTAGTAGTGGTACAAACGGCTCATCGGGAACTAATGGTACGTCAGGAAGTTCGGGTTCAAGTGGTAGTTCAGGTACAGATGGAACATCGGGGTCATCGGGAACTAACGGAACTAGCGGCTCTTCAGGAACCAATGGAACTAGCGGTTCAAGCGGAACTAATGGAACCAATGGGTCTAGTGGTACAGATGGAACATCAGGTTCATCGGGAACAAACGGGACAAGTGGTAGTAGTGGAACTTCTGGCACCGATGGAACTTCAGGTTCAAGCGGAACTAGCGGTATTAATGGAATTGACGGAACGTCAGGTGTTAATGGTATTGACGGAACGTCAGGAACAGATGGAACTTCAGGTGTTAATGGATTAGATGGAACTTCAGGTGTTAATGGATTAGATGGGACTAGTGGAATTGACGGAACGTCTGGTACAGATGGAATCTCAATTTTTTGGAACGGGTCTTGGAATTTTACAATTTCTTATAATGTAAACGATTCGGTTGAGTTTAATGGAAGTTCCTACATTTCATTAATCAATGGTAATATTGGTAATCTACCACCTGGAAGCCCAACTGCTTGGGGGTTAATGTCACAATCGGGAACGTCAGGAACAGATGGAACTTCAGGTATTAATGGAATTGACGGAACGTCAGGAACAGATGGAACTAGTGGTTTGTCTTTTAATTGGAATGGTTCATGGAACTTTGCAGTCACTTACAACATTAATGATGTTGTTGAGTATGATGGTAGTTCTTACATTTCATTAACAAATGGTAATTTAGGAACTCCACCACCTCCACTTAATAGTAGTTGGGCTTTAATGTCTCAAGCTGGTGATGATGGAACATCTTTTAATTGGACAGGAAATTGGAACAACACCACAACATATCAAGTAAACGATGTTATATTCTTTAATGGTAGTTCTTACATATGTATACAGACAAATTATGACATCAATCCAGATGATGGAGATGGACCACTTTATTGGCAATTAATGAGTTCATCGGGAACATCGGGCACTGATGGTACTAGTGGAACATCGTCAAGTGGGACTACATGGGGGTCAATAACAGGAACGATTAGTTCACAGACTGACTTACAAGATGCATTAGATGACAAACAGGATACATTGTTAAGTGGAACTAACATAAAGACATTGAATAATGTCACTTTACTTGGTTCAGGAAATATAAATTCTGACCCAAGGACTTTATCAAGTGTTGTGGGTAGAAATCTAATTGGTACTTCCAATCAAATTAGTGCAACCGTATTGATACCTGCAAACACCATTTCAACTAATAACTCGATTTATATTCGTAATTTACTAACTAAAACTTCGGGTTCTACCACATCAACGGGTAGGATTTATATAAATACAACTAATAGTTTATCGGGCGCGACATTAATGGGAACCGCCGGAGCAATGAACTCATCGGTTTATATACAACGATTTGAGAGGAATTTCTTTTTTGATGAAACTAACTTATATGTATATAATCCATCAAACGGGATAAGTACTGATTTAACATCAGGGACAAGAACTTTAGTTTCATTTAATCCTGCGATTGATAATTATTTATTATTCGCGGTTCAAAACTCAACTACAACCCCCGACAATTTAGGTCATAAAAGAGTAATTGTCCAAATATATGAATAACGTCACAGTTAATGGAATTACTTATATTTTTGAAAAATGGGAACCTGTGGATGATATATTTATTCACATTTTTACAGAACAGGGAATAATCTGTGTACCAATAGAATTAGTTAATTTTAACGAATAAAACTTTTTATTTTTTCAATTACCATTTCAGAATTAACTTTTTTTGTGCATTCAAATTGTCGTTCAGTTCCTTTATGTAATGGGCACCAATTCCAATCACCAGCATTTAATCTTTCTTTATTAAAACATCCATGACATACATCTTCGTTAATAACTCGATACGTATCTAATTTTGTTTCAGCGAATTTTTCACTAAATCCCGAAATGAGAACTACCGGTAACTTACAAGCCCAAGCTAACCATGAAAGTCCTGAACCTAAACCTATAAAAAATTCACAACTCAATAAATCACCTATTACTTCTTTTAAATTACCACCACTAAATATGGTAACTCCTTTTGGATAATTATTTCCCATGTATCCATCACCTTCTTTAGAGTAAATCATACATTCATACCCTTTAGATGTTAAATAATCAACAACTTCTTGCCAACCATTTGGATTGTTCCAATATTTGGCCTGAGCTGTTGAATGAAACCCAATGCCAACTTTTTTCTTTTTTGAAACCTTAGGAAGGTTAAGTCTTGGTCTTATTTCTTCATACTCTAAACCTAATATATCTGTTGCAGTTTTTTGTAGAGGTTGTAGTTTAAAGTCATTAGGATGTCTATTAGAATCAAATTCATTATTTTGATTATAAAACCAACCTAATTGATACTGCAAAAATACATTCAAAACAGGACTTCCTGGCTCAACAAATTCAATTTCGGGATACCTATAAACAAATAAATCATTTAAAAAAGTCGAAACAATAAGTTTGCAATTATGTTTTTTTCTAAACTCTTCGCAGTATGGAATCCAAGCCAATGTGTCCCCCAAAGATTTTGATTCAAAAGAAATATAAACTCGTTTGTTTTCTAAATTTAAATCATCAAAAAAAATAACCTGACCGTTTTCTTTTATTTCTGTTTTCCACTTTGTGTAATATTGTCGATATAATTTAACCCAAGAATTGTTTTTTATTTTATTTGTATAAACTCTATTATGATTATCATCATAAAAATTAACTTCATATATTGAATTATCATTAGTTAGTATTTCTATAAATGGATTTAAAACAAAATGGTGATTTATGTTAATTTCTTTTTGATGTAGATTATTTTTTTGAAATTTTAAATTTTGAACATTAAAATAATAGTCAATTAACTTTTTTGAAAAACTATTATCATACTCAACCATATAAGATGTTTTAGACTTCGTTACATCAACTAATAAATTAGAAATATGTATAATATTGTTATCAGATATTGGTGTTATATATTTATCGAAAATTGCCATATATTGTGGTAAGTTTCTTGCTATAATTTTTAAACCATAAGAAATCGATTCTTTCAAAACCAACGGATTACATTCATAAGTTGAATTAAACATTAAAATATCTGACGCAATCATAAAAGAATCAACATCATTTCTTTCACCCCAAATTGTAACATTTGATGGCAAATTATCCATTAAAGGCTTCCAATAAGATTCGAAGTTTTCAGCCTTGTTTCCAACAAAATGAAAATGTAAATAAGGGTGCGTCTGTTCTAAAACTCGAGCGACTTCAATTGATTCTTTTTGGTTTTTTCCTTCCGTCCATAATCCAACATTCAAAACATGAATTTTTTTCAAATCAAAATTCAAATTGACTCTTGATTCTAATTTTTCAACAAGTGAAGGTTTTTTGTTTTCGATTGGATATTCCAAAACTTCTTTATAAACATTTTCAGTTTCAAATGTTTTTAAATGATAAGGAGTTACAAACAAATATGAATCAGGATGAAATTTTCTTTTTTTTGGGTTGAACCAAACATTGTGGCAAGTTTCAACAATTTTCCATGTCCTGTTATTGTTATATAATTCATTTAATATGGTAGTTGGTATTTTGTTAAAACTTTCAAAACCTTCAGATATTTCTTCGATATGAACAATGTCTATTTTATTTTGTTTAAGTATATCAATAACTTGATATTTTTTTTCAATGTCATTTGTATCACCCAATGAATAAAAATTATCTCTACCAATAATATCAATTATTTTATTTCTTTGAACGACATATTTGTCACCAAAAAAAGAATATTCAACAAGTTTTATATTAAAATTATTAGATAAAGATTGAATTCTTTTCAAAACAAATTGAGGCATTCCGCCAGTAGATAAATGTGGAGTAATATATAATAAATTTATTTTCACATTTTAAATATATTCTAAAATCTATTATAAGTAAATTCGCTTTTTACTTCCAACAATTTGTTTATACCACAAACCCTTATCGTCCATCCACACATATGGGTCATTGGGGTCTTCAGTCCAATTATGTTTAGAATAATACTCAAAATCTTTACGTAATAAATTTGCTCTATGTGAAGAGTGGAATTCTTCATTACCCAACCAATGAGGTAAAACAAACTCACCTTCAATATGTTCGTGTTCCATTGTATTTTTAAAACCTCGTTCAACCCAAACATCAATACAATCATTATAGTATTGTTTAAGTGAATTAACATAGTCTTTCCACATAACAGAACAAGGGTGATTTAACCAACCCTTATATGGTTTTCCATCTTTACGAAGTCTACCTGTAATTGCTGAAATAATTTGATAGGCCTCTACACGTTGTTTACCTAAACGTTTGTTATCTAATGACTCTAATGATTTTCTAAAATCTGAGTATGGAAGAAATGTTTGCATAAAAATTGAACTTTTTCAAAGTAAGGTATATTTATTAAACAAAGATAATAAAAAAATTAACTAATAAAAAAAAAATTATGAAAAGAATTGTTAGATTAACAGAAAACGACTTGGCTCGTATCGTAAAACGAGTAATAAACGAACAATCTAATACTCCAATTGTAGATGCTGGACGAGGTGAGTTGAAATACTTAGTTGTTATGTCAAACCCAACAATTGCCGCAAAACAAAAAAGACCTGGTTATCCTATGATGATTCCTTTTGAGGTTTCATTCAATGGTATGGTTATTGACTACAAAGGTAATAAAAAATACGATGTGAGTAAAATGGTCGGAGCATGTGGAACAACTCAATCTGATAAAAACGATACAAGTTACGATTCAATGAACCCTTCTACATTATACGATGGAGTATCATCAATAACGGACGGAGGTCCTTATTTCCGTTTTGGATACGGAAAAATTAATGACCTTACAAGACAATTCTGTAGTTCCCAAGGAGCACCCGCAGACCCGAATGTTAAGGCAGGTAATAGTTACAAATTTGAAGTACAAAATTTATTAAAAAAATAATAAATAAAACCCCCCTTAATGGGGGGGTTTTTTATTTAAATACCGCCGCGTAGGTTTTATCAGATTCTTTAAAAACCACAACAAGACCAATATCATCCGAATCGTCATTATTAATGACCAAGTTTAATTTACCAAAGTCTTTAGTTGTAACATTAAACTTAATAAATCCTTTACCATATACAAGGTTAGTAATTTTACTGACAACTTCTTTTCGGTCTGGTTCCCCAGTTTCCAAAGTAACATAATTATGAGTAAAAGTCTTTTTTTCTAAATTAATCTCATAATGATTAAACCCTCCGTTTAATAACTTTTGACCCAAATTATCAGACGATAAAATATCCTCATACTTCATTTTTTTATCGGTAATATCATAGTAATCATTACCATATAAACCAAAAAAGTTATACTTTGTTTGGGCACTTAACGACGTTACAAAAAATAATAAAAGGGAAACAAAAAACAATTTTTTCATAATTTTGATTTTTAGATGGTTAATAACTGATTACAATACAAAGATACGGGTTTTTTCTATATATCCAAATTTTTTTGAAAAAATTTTTAAGTTTTTGAAAAAATAAACTTTTATAAACTTGTCGTATATTTATTAAACAAAGATAATAAAAAAATATGAGTAAATTTATAATTTCAGAATCAGAAAAACAACGCATTTTGGAAATGCATATTAAAGAAGTTGCAAAGGTTCTTAATAGAAAACCATTATTAACTGAAGAGGTTAATATCCAACATTCTGAAAAAAGTACTTATGCTGCGGGTGCGACTGACCCATCGGCATTTATTGATACATTTATTACAAATTTAATTGCCAAAATAGATGCTAACCCAGAAGCAAAAAAAATGAGAACAAGTTCTGGTGGTATGATTTGTTCTAACATTACAGTTACTGCGGGAGCTAGTAATTCATGGGGAGGTAAACCAACAGGATTTGACCACACAAACGATTGGAAGGTAGTCACCCCAACAGAAACCGATTTATACCAAAAAAATAAAGATTTAGCGTTAAAAAGAAGTTCGTCTTTTGAAACATCATTGTTTCAGAAATTAGCAAAATTCAATATTAAAAAGGCTGATGTTACAAAAATTTCAACTCAATCTTGGGTTGTTGATACTGGTGGTAAAACTGATAAAGATAAGGACACAGTAACATACCCAAATGCCGGTCAATTTATAACTTGTAGGATGGTATTTAAAACAATAGATGAAATATATAATATTAGTGGTATTAAAACGTTCAATGACATATCTCCTAAAATGGTTTTGACAGGTTCTTATTTTTGTAACGGAAAAACCTCACAAGGAGGTGCCGGTCGACCTGATGATTACAGTAACCAATGTCCACAAATAATTAGAAATAGTGCCGACAAAATTTCCGCGTTTGAAATTAAATGGAATCCAGGAGTGATGAAAAACCCATATACCGTGCCTTTAGTTAGGTGGAATTTTTATTGGGACCCTACAGGTAAAAGAATTACTAAAATTACAAGTCAACAATATAATAATTCTTACCCTATTGATAAAATATTTCCACCATCAACTAACGTATCAAAAAGTGATTCGAAATTAATATATATGATGGGAATTTCAGAAGGTAATACAACATCATCAAATCAAAGATATGCTAAATACGTAAAACCTTATATTTAAAAATTAGAAACCGAAACAAAGTTAACTACAGTATATAGTTTACCACTTTTTGAAATTTTTGCAGAACAACTAATTAACCCCGCATACTCATCTAAATTAACAAATTTTGTTTCAATTGTATTTTTGTGTGGAGGAGAATGTAACCAGGCATTTAATACTTCGATTGCCAATTCATCATAGGTATCATATTTACCACTAACTACTGATATTATTTCTCCATATCCTTCATTAATAAAAACGCTTGGTGGTTCTTTTATTCCACATTTACCTCCAGTAAGGTTATAAAGTTCACTATATAATTTTCTGTTTATTGTATCATTAGTGTCATCGGCCTTTAAATGAAACGCCCTGTCTTGAGTTGAATTTTGAGTTGATGTGTTTACCGATGTAAAGTTTTTCAAAGTATTCGAGGTATATAACTTTTTAAAACCAATGCCACTTCGGTAGTTATTAATTTTTTCTATAACTTTTTTTTCATACAATAAATAGTCAAAGTTTGAATAGTCTATTGTTTGTGTGTAAGCATTCACATAAAGTAAAATTGCAAAAAGTGTAAGAATTAATTTTTTCATTTTTTTAAGGGTTTATGAATGATTACTCTACAAATATACTAATTTTATTTTAAGTTCCAAATTTTTATGAAAATATTTAATAAAACTGAACTTTTTTAAATTGGGGCGTATTTATTAAACAAAGATAATAAAAAAATTAACTTATAACAAAAAAATTATGAAAAGAATTGTTAGATTAACAGAAAATGACTTGGCTCGAATCGTTAGACGAGTTATAAATGAAGAAGAAACTAATGACCCAAAGTTAGTTGGTACTGCTAAAAAAATTGTTGGTGACTTATTAACCGCAATGGGAGGTCTTGGTACTGACGATGCCTTGGCAAGAAAATCAATTTATGCTATTAATTCAAAACCTTTATATAACGCGGTTATTAAAGTACTTCAAACATCACCAACCGTAAAATCACAACTTGGATACCATTTCAACACGGTTTGTGCGTTTATAGGTACGGATATGTCATATGCTGCCGGAACAAGAGACACAAAATTTGGAGAAACAGAAAACCCATCTTCACCAGGGGCCCTGTACCAACAATTAACAGGTACTCAAAAACAGTATAGAGATTATGAAAGACATCTCCAACAATTTAATCCAAATGAAAAATTACCAACTGAAAGAAATAGTGCGGATTAGTTCTAAAACAAATCTGAAAATAAAAACCCCCTTAATTATTGGGGGTTTTTTATTTTATACTAATTTATTTTTTATGAGTTTGTAAGTAATTATTGGAATAGTAAATGTAAACACAAAAATTGTTAATACGTTTAAATCATATACCCAACCATACAATGATGCTGGCAATGGAGTAAAAAATGGCGTTTGACTAAGAAATGGAATAACTACTAATTTTGTAAATAGTGCTACGGAGAAAGAAATTACTGTTTTTTTCATTTTTTTAATTTTTAAGGGTTTATGGATGATTACAATACAAAGATACACGTTTTTTTTTAAGTTCCAAATTTTTTATAAAAACAATTATTTTTTTATTAAACAACCTAAAACCCAACCATCATCAAAAAAACTTTTCAGTTCATCTTCATATACTCTTTTATTTTTCCCATCTTTATTAATCCACTTTCTACCCGTACAGGACGGTTTGTAGTATTTTCTAGCATTATCTAAACTATTTCTTAAAATTAATTTTTTTTCTTCACTAAGATATTGACCAAATTGCCAATCCATAGATAAATAATAGGTGAAATCTTCTGGCTTTACCATTTTATTTTTACATTCTTTATTCATCCATTTCATCCCCCAAACTGAATTATCGGAACCAATACCTGTGTTCTTTTTTTTTGAGCTAAGTTTTTGTTTGGATTCCTCCGTGTGTTTTTTACCTGTCCAATCATAAAAATTTACCCCAACACGTTTACCTAACTCAAAACTTTTTTTATTTGCTTCTGACATTTTTTGTGAAAATATTTTTCTGTATTCAGGGTCCAACATGTTTTTTATAAATTTTTCATTCCCCGCTTTACATGTTTTCACCATATGTGAGTCATCTTTGAACCCACCTCCACCACCTAATTGTAAATTCATACAATAAACGTCATTGATAAGTTCTTTATTGACAATTTCTTTTTCTCTCAATTTAAGCTCCTCTCTATTAGAAAAAAATTCTAATATTTCTTTTTTGTGGTTTTCTTTACCGTGATAATTAATTGAATTCCATAGTCTTCTACCGCTACCTAAATAATTGTCATTAATATTGTCTGTTGAGTGCATTCCAATGTAAAACCGATTAGTTATTAAGCAAATAGTTTTATAGATATAATGATATTTTTTTTGTGCTCTGGCCATATATAATATTTTCATATAAATATGGCCAGAAGTACAAAATGTCTAGTGTGGACCCGGAGGTAATCGAAACCTCGTCCAGCTCGTCTTGTCTAAAAGACAACTACATGCTTAGGTTGGTATTTTCTAATACCCCAAAATATTTGATTTTGTCTTGACCAAAAACAAGGTTAATTTGTTCTTCACCATCGTAAATTAACAACCAATGGACCATTCAATTTATAGTTTAATGGTAATCCACTTTTATCACTTCTGTTGCTAAGCGTATGTGAACCGGCTCCCGTTTCCGTGCTTATATTAAGCTACAGTAACTTGCTCAGTTGCAATTAAACCAACCACTGAAAGGTTATCTAGTACGTTGCCGTATATAGTGTGAATCAGTTTTTAACGAGATTAATTCAGTCCCGGCATGCTCCTTATATTCAACCAACGCCTGTCAAATCCAAGTCGGGCCCATATTTTCAAAGAACTATAAAACAAAGATAATACAATTAATTGTATTTTACAATATATTTATAAATATGATTAAAAAAATATTTCTTTTTGAAGATGATGATTCTGATGAAGAAAAATCTGACTACCAAAAAATATTGGAGATTAATAAAAAAAGATTGAGCCCTTATGATGTTGATTTTTTTGATAGTGAGGGAAATTCGTATGAAGGTATTATAGAAGTAAGACAAGATGGTCTACATTTTACATTTGATGGTTTATCCGAATACTTACAATTTTTTTTCAAAGACTATTATGAAGATGGTAGTGATGGTGAGTATGATGCCCATAACTATGAATCTATGTATAATGGTAATTGGAGTTGGTGGCGTGATTTTAGTGATAGAACATATGATGATTGGCGTGAGGGGTATGTTATTGATTATTTTACTTATGAGCAGTTATCTATAGTTAAAGAAATTTCAAAATACCTTTCTTCTGAAGTATATAATTCAATAGAATTGAAAAATGGTAAAGTTATTTCAAAAGATACTGATAAAATCACAAATTTACTTGAAATTTTAGGTTTAGAAGATGCAATTACTGATGCTTATATTGACGCTTCAGTTCTTGCGGTTGAAAATGAGGTGCCAGAAGGTATAGAAAAGGCTTATTGTAATTGTTTAGATGAAATTGGTATTGAAAGATATTCAGATAAATATTGTTTTTGGAAGTATGAGTTAAGTTGGGGGTCTGCCATTATGTTATTTGCAAGATTTGGTGAACCTGATGATTTATTATTGGATTTATTATTTAAGGCCGTAGAAACGGCAAATGTAAACCACCTTCCTGAATATTATGAAATGCAACATAATTTTTGGGACGGACAAGCATTTAATGAATATTGGAATAACAAAGTTACAAGTATTCTTGAAAATGAACTAGAAAACATTAAAGATAATACCGAACAGTATAACTTGAAGTTTTTTAAATTAATAGATGAAATACAAAAATTGGGAGGTCTTGAAACGTGGATATATTCAAAAAACAAAAAATATTCAATTAAGATTAATAAAGTTGATAACAAAAATTTGCAAATAACTTATCAATTTAGAAAACTTGATGGTGGTTACAACTACAAAATGATGAAAACAAGTTTTGAATATCTATTAAATTTGTTGAATACAGAACCGTTGTTTGATTTAACAAAAGACGATTTATAATCCAAGAAGTCTTTCTCTTATTATTTCATAAAGTGCTGGTAAATTTTCATCTGAAATAAAAACAGATTCCCCTTGATAAGAATCCATAATATAAATTCCTTCACTTTCTTCAATCACTTCAATTGAATCCAAATTATGGACCAACTCATCTTCATCATAATCAAAATCAATTAGTGAATTCATAACGGTATTTGGCGTATAAACAATTGGTTTATATTCGTATTTGTATTTTTTTAATCCAAGTTTTTCAACCATATTTTTTCCTGCATCAATTGCACAAATTACATCATCAATTGATATAAACTCATTTGAGGTATGCATATTGTAATATCCACAAGACATATTAATACAACAAACATCAATTTTCTTTTTAAGTTGTGATATATCGGTATATGGGTGAGATTGAACTAACATTTCATTTTTAAATGACTCTTCAATTGTTGGAATCACAATATTAAAAAATTCACTATCTCTTTCAAATAAACGAACTCCCGAGCAAATCTCGGAAATTAGGTGATTTCCAGGTGCATCGTATTGTGTAATATAACCAACATCTTGTAAAAAGTTTTCATCACATTTTGATGAGCCGTGACATCCTGTTTCTTCTGAAACAAATAAACCAACCTTAACTTTATCTAATTGTTTTAATAATTCCAAACAAATAAAAATTCCACATTTGTCATCACCACCAATACCTGTTGGGTTGTCATATTTGTCATATGCTTTTAATACATCAACTTCTGTGTTGTCAAAAGTTTTTCCAAAAGTATAAGGTCTTTGAAGTTTTTCTTCTTTAACAACAATTTTATCAATTTTGGTGTGAACGGTATCGGTGTGAGCAATAAACATTGGATAATATTCATCTTCTTCCAAAATACCTTTTGTAACATAGATATTCATCATAGAATCACGGTAATATGTAACTCCTTGAATTTTTTCCAACTCATCACATATGTATTCAACCATATCTTCTTCTTGATATGTTTTTGATGGTACGGAAAGAAGTTCTTTAAATTTATCTATGTTCATTATTGGTTTGTTTTAACAAATATAAACTAAAAAAACACATTAACAAATTATTTTTTTCTTTTTGTTGGTTTTTTAATTTTAACTTCAGTTTTAATATTTTTTTCATCAAAAGATAACACAAATGTTGAATTTTTTTCTGGGTTATCTGAAAGAATTTTTTCCGTAATTGCATCGTCAATCCATTTTTGAACGGTCCGTTTTAAAATACGAGCTCCAAACCTTGTATCGGTTCCCACTTTAATTAAATGATTTTTCAAAGAATCTTCAACTTGAACATTATATTCTAAATTCAAAACTCTACTGTATAATTTTTCAAGTTCCAAATTAAGGATTTTCATTAAATCATCATCGTTAAGGTCTTTAAAATATACGATGTCATCAAATCTGTTAATAAACTCAGGAGCAAACTTTTTGAATAATTCTTTTTCCAATAAAGATTTGATTTCTTCATCTTTTGTTTCTTCTTTATGTGATGTTGAAAAACCAACACCTGTACCGAACTGTTGAACAACTCTAGTCCCAACATTAGATGTCATTAGAATTATACAATTTTTGAAGTTAATTTTTCTTCCGTGACCATCCGTTAAAAACCCTTCATCTAACATTTGTAAAAATACGTTAAAAATTTCAGGATGTGCCTTTTCAATTTCGTCTAACAAAATAACAGAGTAAGGTTTGTTTTTAATTTTATTTAAAAATGGTGAACCGTCCTCATACCCCACATAACCTGGTGATGTTCCTGTTAATTTTGAGGTTGCAATCTTATCTGAAAATTCACTCATATCTAATCTAATAAGTGCATCTTCGCTATTAAACATATGTTTTGCTAATTGTTTTGCCAATTCAGTTTTACCAACACCTGAATTTCCAATTAGAAGTCCACTAAATATTGGTTTTTTAGGGTCGTTTAATCCAACCTTGTTTCTTTGAATTGCTCTTGCAATTTTTGAAACAGCCTCATTTTGACCAATTACTTTTGAATTTAAAACCTCATTTAAAGATGCCAATTGAATTGATTCATCTGTTGTTATTTTATTAATTGGAATTTTTGTCATCAAAGATGTAACATCATAAACAATATCTTCCGTCACTTCTTTTCTATATAGGTCTCTATTTTTTTCAAAATTTTCTTTTTCTTTTTGTAATTCACCTAAAACTCTTCTTTCCCTATCTCTTAAATCTGCGGCTTCTTCATATTTTTGTTTATTGATTACTTCAATTTTCAAAGATTTTATTTCTTGAGCTTCTTTTTTTAGTTTTTCAATAACTTCAGGAAGTTTTATTTCAACCTGACTTCTTGCTCCAACCTCATCAATAATATCAAAAGCCTTATCGGGAAATTCTCTGTCTGTGATGTATCTATCTGCCAACTCAACACAAAGTTTTAAAATGTCTTCACTATATTTTACTTTATGATGTTTTTCATATCGGTCTTTTGATTGTTTTAATATTTCTAATGTTTCTTCTTTTGTTGATGGGTCAACAACTACTTTTTGAAATCTTCTTTCTAATGCCCCATCTTTTTCAATATTTTTTCTATATTCTTCTAAGGTCGTTGCACCAATGCATTGTATTTCACCTCTTGAAAGAGCGGGTTTAAATATGTTTGATGCATCCATAGAACCTGAAGCGTTACCTGCTCCAATCATAGTGTGGATTTCATCAATAAAGATAATAATATCAGGATTTGCGTACAATTCTTCAATTATCACTTTCATTCTTTCCTCAAACTGACCTCTGTATTTTGTTCCTGCAACTACTGAAGTTAAATCTAAAGAAACAATTCTTTTACCAACAAGGTTTTGAGGACAATCCCCCTCAAATATTTTTTTAGCCAATCCTTCTACAATTGCAGTTTTTCCACAACCAGGTTCACCAATAATAATTGGGTTATTTTTCTTTCTTCTTGATAGAATTTGGGCAATTCTATTTATTTCTTGCTCTCTACCAATTATTGGGTCTAATTTACCTTCTTCGGCCGCCTTAATCAAATCTCTTGAAAAATTATCAAGGACGAGAGTTTTAGAGCCTGTTTCAGGTTTTTTAGCTTTATCTTTTTCGTTGTTGTCTGCAGATTCTATCATATTGTGTTTTTTTTTAAAAGTAATCCAACTAAAAATATAAATCAATATTTTTTAATTATTTGTAATATTGTCATACTACTAACTTGATATACTGACATTTTGTCATATCTTTTATATTGGCACAACTTTGGTCAAAAATGGACCAAAAATAAACTAAAAAATAATGTTAAATAAAAATGGGAAAAATTATTGGAGTGGATTTGGGAACTACAAATTCATGCGTTGCAGTAATGGAGGGTCTCGAACCTGTGGTAATCACAAACAGCGAAGGTAAAAGAACAACACCATCTATTGTTGGATTTGTCAAAGATGGTGAAAGAAAAATTGGAGACCCTGCTAAACGTCAGGCGGTTACAAATCCAGAAAAAACAATCTACTCAATTAAAAGATTTATGGGTAGTGCGTTTAATGATACAAAAAGTGAACATTCTAAAGTTCCTTATAAGATTGTCAATGAAAAAAATAACCCAAGAGTAGAAATTGACAATAGAACCTATTCCCCACAAGAAATATCAGCAGCCATTTTACAAAAAATGAAACAAACGGCTGAAGATTACTTAGGTGAAAAAGTTACAGACGCTGTAATTACGGTACCTGCATACTTTAATGACGCTCAAAGACAGGCAACAAAAGAGGCTGGTGAAATTGCGGGACTAAATGTTAAAAGAATTATCAATGAACCAACAGCGGCAGCATTGGCATACGGATTAGACAAGATGTCTAAAGATATGAAAATTGTTGTTTTTGACTGTGGTGGTGGAACTCACGATGTTTCTATATTGGAACTTGGGGATGGAGTTTTTGAAGTATTATCTACAGATGGTGATACTCATTTAGGTGGTGACGACTTCGACCAAGTAATTATTGATTTTCTTGTAAGCGAATTTAAAAACGATACAGGAATTGATGTTACAAAAGACCCAATGGCACTTCAAAGATTAAAGGAGTCTGCAGAAAGAGCTAAAGTAGAATTATCATCTTCACCTCAAACTGAAATTAATCTTCCATATTTAACGGCAGATGCCACAGGACCAAAACATTTGGTTGTTAAAATTACAAAATCAAAGTTTGACCAATTAACTGAAGATTTAGTTAAAAGAACAATTAAACCTTGTGAGTCGGCACTTAAAAATGCGGGACTAAAACCTTCAGATATTGATGAAATTATTTTAGTTGGTGGGTCAACCCGTATTCCAGCAATTCAAGAAGCTGTTAAAAAATTCTTTGGTAAAGAACCATCAAAAGGTGTAAACCCCGATGAGGTTGTTGCTTTAGGAGCTGCAATCCAAGGGGGTGTTTTAGGAGGTGATGTTACAGACGTATTGTTATTGGACGTTACGCCACTTTCATTAGGTATTGAAACTATGGGTGGGGTATTCACTAAACTAATTAATGCGAATACAACAATACCAACAAAAAAATCTGAAATATTTTCAACGGCGGTTGATAATCAACCAACCGTAGAAATTCATGTGGTTCAAGGAGAAAGAGCGATGGCAAAAGATAATAAAACTATTGGTAAATTCCATCTTGATGGATTGCCTCCTGCTATGAGAGGTGTTCCACAAATTGAAGTTACTTTTGATATTGATGCGAATGGTATTATTAATGTATCTGCGGTTGATAAAGGTACAAACAAGCAACAAACAATTCGTATTGAAGCATCATCAGGTTTATCAAAAGAAGAAATTGAAAAAATGAAACAAGAGGCTGAAATTAACGCAGAAACAGATAAAAAACTAAAAGAAGACGTTGACACATTAAATTCTGCCGACTCAATGATTTTTCAAGTTTCAAAATCTTTGGATGATTTAAAAGATAAAATATCAGAAGAGGAACAACAAAATTTGACTTCAAAAATTGATAAGTTAAAAAATGCTCATAATGAAAAAAATATTGATGATGTAAAAAAACTTATGGATGAAATTAACAATGAATTTCAATCAATTAGTCAAAAGTTATATGAATCCACAAATGAAACAAGTTCAGACGAAGAAGTTACAAATGTTGACTTTGAAGAAGTAAAATAAAAATTACTATTTAGAAAATCACCAAGAAGTTGGTGATTTTTTTTTATTAGTATATTTATTATTAAATAAAAAAATTATGAACAAGTTTATAATCTCAGAATCAGAAAAACAACGTATTTTGGAAATGCACCAAAATGCGACATCAAGAAATTATTTAATGGAAGAAAACGGATTTAATCCCACCCCATACGTAACTGCTTACGTAAATGCTGTTAAATCTGCAATGCCGAATTATTCTAATGCTGAGGGTGAAAAACAAACACCAAACGGGTCAACTATTTTCGGTCAAACATTTTATAATACACCTATGGAAATTTCTAAAGCTAGACAAACAATTTTAAGTAATATAGGTAAAATACAAGGTCTTGTGATAGGAAAAGGGGTAAG